AATACTATAGTTTCGGAATTTGGCATATCATATTCAATATCTTTATCGAATTTGATGTTATTTATTTGATATAAATCATCAATATAGTTTTTTAGATTGATTTCTCGATCATCTGTTTCAGCAATTTCAATTTCAGATAATGCATTTATCTTACGATATTGCATTAATTCCATTTGGATTTGATTAATAACACCATTTATTTTGTATATTACATCTTCATCCTCAGCTAAAAGTGTAGAATTTGGATAGTATTCTTCAATTAATGAAAATACTTTTGTTTTCATTTCTTTAGCGGTCATATTATCACTCCTTTGAATTCATATCTGAATTATCTTTATATATTTCTTTTATATCCTTTATTTCTTTTTCTAAATCTTTAATTTTATATACTGCTATATTAGGTAGTATATATCCATCTCTTTCACTCCAAATTAATATAGTTTTATCAGGTAATTCTTGTACCATTTTGCTATCTTCGGTGCTTTTTATTCCATTAAATTCTTGCTCATCATGTATTACAGTTGTTAATACTAAGTTTTCTAATGTTTGATGTACCCTACCATCATCAGTCTTTTCATCAAATTTAGTATCCTTTGTTATTGTTCTTCCATAATGTTGTTTCAAATTTGGTCTTACTATAAAAAGTTCGCTTTTCATTTTCCCTCCATGTTCGTGTTTATAGGAGTTGCACCTATAATACTCTTAACACGATAAAAAAGAGCCTATTATGGCTCTTATATTACATAGCTGTTTTTATAACATAAATTTCATCTGGTCTAACAATTTTAGCACCAAATACATAAAGGCCTTTTAATGCATCTTGGAAAGCATCGTGTGGTCTATATGCTTCTACTTTATCAATTTGTTCAGCAAATGCAATGGCTTTATTAGTTCTTAATACATTGTAATAAATGTCATCAGATCCTGTACCTGTTGCACCTGTAGGTAGTAAGTTTTCAATACATACATAAGCATTGTTAATTTTACCAACAGCACCTTTCTTTAATATTTCAGGATTATCAGTTGATAGTTCAGTTAATGCTTGTCTATAAATAGTAAATACTTTTGGTGCTACTTCTAGATAGAATGTATCATTTACACGACAATTCTTTTCATATAAGTAAGCAAAACCATCTTCTACTTTTTCTACAGCATTAGATTTAGTTAATGAAATAACTGAAGCACTTTGTCCAATAGGATGAACGCCATCCTCAACTGCTGCCTCAATTAATGCTGCAACATATTTGTCGCCTTCTTCAGCTAGTCCTAAAGCTGCTTCTCTAGATGCTTCTTCCATTAATCCTGGGACACTTTGTGCTTTATCAATATCTTCTACTTCAAAGTCAAAGTATTTATATTGATTAAGTTGTAGTGTTAATGCTGCATCAGTTAAACCTTCTCTAGTTAAAGATGTACCAGGTACATAAGTTCTAATTGTTGGTCTTGTTACACTTAGAATTTTTACCTCTTTAGCATTTTTTGTGTCTTTTTCATATTGGAAATCACAGTGATTTCTTAATGATGTAATTGTTTTTAATTCTTTTTGAATTGATTTACTCCAAATTGTTTGTTGGAAATTTGATACTGCCATTTTTATCACACTCCTTCTTTACTTACCAGGAGTTATTGATAATAATTAATGCTTCCATTCTTTGTCATAGATTTTCTTACATTTTCCCAAATCTTCGGATCTTCTAACTGCTCATCAGTTAATTTTTTAATTTCTTCAGGTGTATAGTAATCCTTGACAATGTTAACATCGTTATTTTTCATACTTCCTGGATTTTCTTTGACAGTTTCTGTTTTAGTATTTTTTAGGTATAATTCATAGATGTTTTTTATAGGTGTATTGTAGTTAAATTGATTTTTAAAATTAATAAAGTTTTTATCCTTTAATAATTCTTCTTTTGCACCTAATTTCAATAATTCCTTTCGATTTTTTTCTTCAGTTAATGTTGCTGCTAGTTTATCGAAAGTAATTTTTTCTCTACTATTTAGATTTGCATATCCTATATTTGCAAGTCTTTCTGCTTCGTCTTTTACTGCATCATAACCATCTGCAATAATATCTTCAGCATCGCCAAGTCCTAATCTTTCAATTTCTCTTTGGCTTAAACCTTCATTTATTCGTTCAGGCAACTTAACACCATCAGCTTCGTAGTATTCTCGAAGTTTAGTGTTAGTATCATCACCTTCTTGAAGATTTAATGTTGTTCTCAATACATTTTCTGTATCAAGATATTTCGCTAATTCCTTTTGATGCTTACGATTTTCTCTATCTAAACGAGTTTGTAACATTTTGTTATATTCCTCTTGATAATCTTCGTTTTCTTTCAAAAGTTCTCTAAGCGATTTTCTAACTTCTTCTTTTTCTTCAGATTCTTGGTTTGTATCTTCAGCGGTATCTGTTAGTTCTATACCTTCCTCATTTTCTTCTGTAGTTTGAGTTTCTACATTTTCAGTTTCGCTAGTTTGTTCTAGCATTTCTTCATTTTCCATTTTTTCTCCTTCCGTTTTAAGTCCGTATGACTATATCCATTTGCTTTTTATGACTTCAATGTTTGGTCAATTAAAAAAGCACTATGTTATGCTAGTGCTTGGTTAATCAAATTATTTCCTTGAGCTGCAATTTGCTCTATATCACTTGAATTTTTGCTGTTTAAAAATGCTTGTTGTTTCATCATCTCAGCTTGACTATCTATTGAATTTATTTTTTCTTGATTTTCTTTTCTCTTCTTAACTATTTGTTCAAGTTTAACTTTTGGCATTACACTATCTGCATCTAATGATTTAACATATTCATCAAATGTTATCTTTCCAGTAGTAAACATGTTTTCTAATGATAACTCTTGTGCATATTTATCAAATGCTCCTTTAGGTGTTATATCTACTTTAACACTTGCTGATAATGCATCTAATATATAACTAGGTATGTTTTCAAGTGTTACTGTCTTTTCATTTGTGTATTCATCTATACTTTCAACTTCAATTTTTAATCCATCTGATGCATTTACTTTCCACATATCAAACCAGATTCTTGCAATATCTTCAAGAAATGATTTTAAACTTATCATTTGATCATTTAATGGTTGATTTTGTGCTTGTTGTACTGCTAATATTGCTCTACCTGAAGCACTTTCCGGGTTAATATTACCTGTTGTTGCATCACCGGCATTATTTAAATCTCTAGAATATTGAATTAATTCAGTTTGTAGTTTTTCACTATCAGTTCCCATTTGGCCTGGTGTAGTATTCATAAATACATCTGAAGCTCTTGCTCCATTCATATTTTTAAATTTAATTGTTGCTCCTACTTTGTTTAAATCCTTTGGATTAGTAATTGCATCAATATTTACTACTTTTTGAGGATAACTAATATTTTTACTTGTTACAGCTCTTCGCATAGCAATTTTATTAGTTTCTATTTGGTTAGGAATTAAATATCTTACTTCACCTATTCCTCTTGCATTTCCTTCTTCATCTTCCCAATTAAAATGTGCAAACGGATAATAAGCTGTCCCCATATCTTTTGCTTTTTTTATTTCACATGTTTTAGTAGACTGTGTAAAATGTACTGTTCCATTTTCGCGATAAAATTTAGTTATTAGCCAACATTTATCGTTTACTTCTTCTTTTCCACTATCACCTGCTATTGTTGATGTATCATTATCTGGCATTATTGTTGCTATCAACTTAGGATCTATTTTATTTGCTTCAGCCATTTGTTTTAATTCTTCGACTGTTTTTCTTTGCCTTACTAGAATGTATGGTTGTAATTGTATTTCTTCTTCGTTTTCATTGCCATACATAATATCAGTTTTAGATATTATTTCATTTACAGGCATATCCTCTTTATCATCATAAGTTACATAAGCCACTGCTTCATCATTAATAGCAGCTTGTTTTGTCCACTTCTTTACTTTTTTATCCATAAAGTCTTTATCCCATACTTTACTTGCTTTCTTATTAAGTAAATCGCAAGACTTTTGGGCTGCTTCCATAAATTCAGGATTTTCTATGTTCTCTGGGCTATAATTAATAGCAAATAAATTAGAGGTTATAATAGATACTTTTTGTTTTACTACTTGTTTTATGAAATTGTATTGTATTTTCTCTATACCATCTATTTTTAAGCCATGCCATTGATCCCCATTATACATACGATAATTTAAATCTGTATCTGCATATATATTTCTTTGGCGCATAAAATTTTGATGTTTCTCATACAAATTCCATAAATCAGTTTTTATTTCATCTACATCCATATTTCCTCCTATCTAGGAATATCTTTTTGTCCTATTCCTGTACCATCATAATTATCAATGTTGTATAAATTTGTTTCTTCTATTAATTCAATTTTTTCCTTCTTTTCTTCTTCCTTATGTTCTTTTATTTTCTGCTTAACTATCTTTGCTGGGTTAACTGTAGGAATATCTATTATTTCGTTATGTTTAACTTTACTACCATAGTGAAGTCCAATTACAAATGCAAAAAAAATCAACACAATTGATAGTGCTGATATTATAAGTATTTCCATTATTTACTCTCTTTCTTCTTAGTGGTCTTTTTGGGTTTTGTTTCTTCTAAAAATTCATTAACAGTTTCTTTAATAATTTTATTAGTTTCTTTTTCACCTAAAACTTTATTAGATATTTCTCTTAATTTTCTAAACATTGCTTTTTTCATTTTTCTTTTTCCTTTCTTTTTAAATATTTATTCCATCCAGAGCAATCAGGCTCTTTCCAATTCTTTACTACTGGTATGTTCCATAAATCCTCTATATCTAAATTACTCATATCAAATTCTAGTATCTTAGCATTGTTTTTATTTACTCCCATTTCTTCTAAAATAGGTAATTTTGTTATTATCATAGGTTTTCCCATCTTCATAGATTCTAGTACATTGTATGGACAAGCTTCAGTATCAGATAATAATGCAATATAGTCGCATATTTTCATCCACCCTGCAGGATTCATTACTGGTTCAAAAAACATTATTCTTTTATCGTTTTCTTCAAATGGAAAATCAGTAAAGAATAACATTAAAAATGGTTTATTTGTCTTTTTTAATTCATTTATAAAATGTTTATATCTCCAACCACCTTTTTCTTTTGATAGTCTACTAAAGCATCCTATAATAAGTGGTTTAGTTTCTTCAAATATATGCACTGGATTATATATAACTTCAGCATCTTCGTTATAGTATTCTTTCCAACCTTTTGCACTATCTTTCGATACAACTACTGCTATATCGTGTTTAGGTACATCGTTTTTATTAAAAATTAACTTACTATAATCTCCATGTATTGCCAGAATAGTCTTATTTGCTTTTATATTAGCAAATCCCCACATACATCTTATTAATGTGTTACATTCTATTTTTTGCCCTACATTTCTAATGCACTCTATTCCTTGACTTTCTAGATATTCTACACGATTCTTATCAGCTCTATCATATACTACACTAAATTCATAATCTAATGCTAAATTCATTATCCATGTTTGTATTCCACCAAGTTTATATATATGATCAAAATATATAATTGTATCTCTTTTATATGGATGATTAAATTTTGCCATTTCTTCTTGCGTTATTATTACTCTATTTTTTTCTCTTTCTTTTAATACATCCGCTAACATTAAATCACCACTATTTCTCCATATTCGGTATCTTCATCATTTAAGTTAAAATAATCATATATTGTTTCAGGTTTAGGATTAATGCTTTGTGTAGGGCTTATTCTACTAACACAGAAGTATCTTAATGCATCGCATATATGTGTAAGCTCATGTGGTTCATTAGCGCAATCATTAACATTTTTTTCATCGTGTTGGATTTGCGGTAAATATTCTATTAATGTTCTTACAGTATTGAATATTACTAAATCACTTGTTTCTTCTAGTTTGCCGGTATGTTCATTGCGAATTTTCTTGATTTTCAACCACTCTTTAACTGATAGCCAACCTTGTTCTCTATTATTGCCAGCCTTTTCTAGCATAATCCCATTATCCATAAATATTTCAGCTGTACTTTTTCCTGAATCTCTATTCCGATTCCATAAATCAGGAGGGGCATATATTGACTTATATTGTGTCTTTCGCATTACACTTTTTAACATTTGTGCTGCTTCTGATACAATTAAATTTTCTTTATGTATTTCGTTATATACATAAGCCTTGCCTTTAGTATCAACCGCTATAAACAAAACAGCAAATTTATCTAAACCATAATCTAATGAAATATATCTATCCCAATTTCTTGGTATCTCAAATGGTTCACATACATGTATTATTCTATTGAATTCACTAAAATATTGACCATCATATATATCCCAGTCGCCAAACTTTAATGCCTTTCTTTCCTTTTCTGGTAGGTTATCAAGTCTTTTAATGTAATCAGGATCATATGTAAGCATAAATTTATTATCTTGTACTAGACTTGGTATAAATATTCTTGTTACTACTTCGCCACCTTCTAATGTACACTCATGTACTTTATTGGGTTCACCTATATCTATAAATCTTTTCTTTACCCATGTATGTCCTATACCACCAGGGTTAGTACTTGATTTCATTTTTTTAGGATAGTTATTAGCACCTCTACACCTTGAAAACATGTAGGTATACATATATTCAGTAAAATGGGTTAATTCATCGAATCTTATAGCATCATATTCAGCTGATTGATATTGATATACATCTTTTTCACTATCTATATATCCAAAATCAATTATTGAACCATTAAAAAAACTCCATGTATGTTTGGAGCTATTATATTTTGCTTTATTCTTAGGATATATTTCTAAACTAACTCTTACTAATGATCTTTCTAAATCTGGAAATGTTCTTCGAAACAGTATTTGCTTTGATTTAGGATATTTTAATGCATATAGCATTGCATCTATCAGTTGACCATAGCTCTTTCCACCGCCAGCAGCACCACCGAATAATGTTTCATCAGCTGGAGAATTGATAAATGAATTTTGTTTTTTTGTTATTGTTATATTCATTATTCAATCACCTTAATATTAACTTCAAATGATGTTTCAGCTTCTACTTCAACCTTTTGTGTATATTCGCCAGTCATTTTATTTAATGTATCTACAGCTTTTATTTTAGTAGCTAAATCGGCAGTTTTGTTTATTGGCGTTGATTCGCCTTTTATATTGTAGTATACAGTGTCTTCTACCTTACCATTTACTACATCAGACAAGAATTTCATTCTTTCAGTAGCAGTTAAAATATCTTTTTCTAATGCTTTATCTCTGAGCTCTCTGTACCTCATTTGCACCTCATCGGTATTGAATAGCTTAGAAGCATTACGATCTATTACATCATCTCTATATTTTGCACCATAAGCATCCTTATATGCCTGTCTTTGACTCATGCCATTTAATAGGTTTGTAATAAACTTTTCTTGTTTGATATTTAACATAGATTCTCATCCCCTATTTTTACGAGTTTTGTTTCTCTTATATTTTTTTATTTCAGATTATAAAGGACTTTTAAGGAGAATAAAATCCAGGGAACTGAATATAGAAATACTTTTTTGCCTTTATAATCTCAAATAAAAAAGGACTATAATGTCCTTTAGAAAGGTGATTCCGGTGTTCATTGCTAGAGCACCACTGAATAGATATTAACTAGTATACACAAATCATATCAAATGAATTGCTACATATCTATCCGGTATAATACAACTGTTCTTTAAAAAACAGTTGCTTTTTGTGGATGTTTCCACAATATCATAATAACAAAAATGAATATAACATAGTCTAACATCCTATAACATTTTTTCTTTTTTATATAATCTATGGCATTGCATTTCACTATAATTAAATAGTTTACATATTTCTTTCCATTTCCACTTTAATTCATCCCTAAAATAAACTATACAATAGCCAACCGATTTAGTAGCTATCATTTCTCTTATTTTTTCTTCTGCTTCAGCTTTATAACTATCATAGGAGGCTTTTACTATATCAAATTCATTATTTAATGATTCTTTTTTTATTTCATTATTTAGCATAATGTCCCCTTTCTTGCCCCCCTGAGTTACTATATCTTTCCAACTAATAGCGGATACTGTTATTAATGATTTATTATATTTTTCTGCTAATTTTATTAATCTAGCATATAATGTTTTCATTTCAACAAATAATTCTTTAATAGTAAGTTCCTTTTTAGTTATCATTTTCAATCCTTTGAAGCTGCCTATCTACTTTGTATTTGTATTCTTCCATCAGTTCATCTTCAGTAAACTGAATAGTATATTTTAATTGATCTAAACAAATTATTACATCAGCTATTTCTTCCTGAATATTACTTAATAGTTCCCCTGTAATATCCCCTTCTAGTTCATCATATTTTCTTGACCATTTGCATAATGCTTTAGTTAGTTCACTCATTTCTTCTATCCATACAGGTATTTGAGCTTTAACTCCATAATACTCTACTATTTTAATATTATTTTCTAGCGTTTCTTTCATTTATTCTCCTTTAATTCTTTATCTAACATTGTTATAATCATTGCACAAAACATTTTAGCTTTTGTATCTTCATAAAAATCAAAATTTTCTAATTGATATTTTGCATATTCTAAAGTTTCATTTATTATATTATTTAATCTATCTATTTCTTTGTTTAACCTTTTGTTTTCTCTTTCTAAACAAGCATTATCGAAATCAGGTTGTTCTAAATCTTGAATTGATATTAAAAAATCTACATCTTCATTAGTCATTATCATCACTTCCTTGTAATATGTTTAATAATTCATTAAGTAAATCATTCACTTCATAACTTGTTAAACCACCTTGTGCAATAAATTTAGGATTTATATATTCTATTGCTTTATCTATTCTTGATTTGTAATTTTCTTTTTCTTGATAAACACTATCATATTTTCTACTATCTTTAAGCCTACCAGAACAATCAGTTCTATTACAATACACATTTGTTTCTTTTAATCTTTCATTTTCTTTCCTTAACTCACTATTTAATTTTTGGTGGTCTTGTTCTATTTGTTGTAAATTAGTTATGTAATCTTCAATTTTATCAACCCAATTTATAAAATTAACTTTATTTGTTCCAGTGTCATCAATACTATCTCTTAATGCTTCTAATATTTCTTTTATTTCATTATTCATCATAAACATTCCATTTTTTATCTGTAATAACTATTTCATAAGATTTACCACTAATTGTACTTTCACTTGCTTTTTTTAAATATATTGAATATTTATCATCATTTGTTACAAGTATTGAGCAATTTTTAACTAATTCTAATATTGTTTCTATTGTTAAAGTTAAATTATCTTTGTCTTTCATTATTACTCACCTACCTTTTCTACTAAATCTAATAATTCTAAAAAATCTTTAAATACTTCTGCCATTAAATGCCAAGCAACATAATCTTGTGGAAAAGTAAACATTCTAGTTTCTTCATCATAATAATCTGCTAAATCAAAATCATATTCCATAAGTGCTTTTTTTCTTACCATTTTAAAATCTACACCATCTTTTAATTTATATTTCATTATTACTCACCTTTGCTTTCTAAATCTCGCATAATTTCATCTAAATCCAAATCAGTTATTACATAATCTTTTTCATTTATTAATCTTGCTTGTTTTATTTTCAAATGTTCCATTGTCTTAATTATTTTTCCTTGCATATCTGCATTCTCAACTACTAAATTTGCTATCATTTTTCTTGCTGTTTCTAAGTTCAATTCTTCATTTGCAATAGTATTTATCGTGTTATACATTTGTTCTTTGCTAAAATCAATCATACTTATTTTCCTTTGCTTTCTAAATCATCTTTTATTAAATTTAATTGTTTTTAATGTCTCTCTTGCAACTTTATCTTTTAGTTTTTCTAAATCAGTTAAATGTTGGCAATGATATTCTTCTCTTGATTCACATTTCTTGCATTTTTTTCTATAACATCTTTTTGGCACTAAATCTTTTTCTATTGCCTTAAATATGTTTTTATAAATTCTTTGTTGTAATTCATAGTATTTAAAATCTTCATCATTTTCTTCGATAGATATACTATCGCAAAACATTGGATAACTATTTTTACAATTTAAACAATACCATTCGTTGCCTGCATACATAAAAGTCCAAACTAATGGTCTTTTACAATTAGGGCATAACTCTATTGTTTTTCTAAATATTCACATACTTATTCTCCTTTGCTTTTAAGATAATCTAAATAATCTATTAATTCATTAATTTTGAATATATTTTCCATAATACATCTATAATAACCTTTTTCTTCTACATCAATTAAATTTAATGTTTGGTCTAATTTTTCAGGTATTTTCTTTTCTTCTTCTATTGGTATAAAATCATATAATGGATTAAAAAATGCTTCTGATGTAAATGTTCCTGGTTCCCATTCAAAACTTTCTCCATTCCAATATATTTGTGTTAAATATCGGTCATCATAATATACATTGAACTTAACTTTTTCATTCGTTGCTAATTCGTTAATATATTTATATAAATGTTCACTATTTATTTTCATTCTATTTCACCTTCACTTTCTAAATAATCTTTTATCAATTTGATAAAAGATTGTTCCACCTATTAAATTTGCTAATATAGTATTCCAAATTGTCCCAAAATTTAAATAATATAAACATAATGTAAGAATTGGACTTGATAATTGCCAACGAAGTAAATATAAAATGTATTTTTTCATTATTCACCTTTTACTTTTGATATAATGTTACTTTGTATAGCTCTACTTTTTATTCCCATTTTTTGTGTACCTTTTGATCTATCAGCAGGTACTTTTTCAATTTTAAAATATGTTTGTTTCATTTCTTCAATAATTGATTCTTTATACTCAATATCCTTTTTTGCTTCTGCTAACTTTATTTCAGCTTTATGTGCTGCTTTTAAATTATCACTAGCTTCTGTTTTTGCTGTAAACCACATATCACTAAATTTAATTTGTTGTTGTAATTCTTGCTGTAAGTTATTTATTGCTGTAATAGCTTCATTTACTTTTTGAATAACCATTTCATTAGTTATTTTATTTTTTTTACCAAATCCCCTAAATAAATTTGATAATCTCATATTTTCTCCTACATTTTATTTCCTTCAAAGTTATATTCTCTATTTATTTGATTTTCAATTATTCTAATTTGTAGTTTAATTGAATTTATTGCTTCCATATTAGCTTTATAAATTACTTCTGCTGTATCTCTTTTAAACCTAGCTTCCGCTACTGAAGGAATACCATAGCATGTTTTATCTATCATTCCTATGGCCATTCCCTCATCACGAAGTTTTAAGCATTCTTGCCTTAATAAAATTTTGTAATCTCTTTCTGCAGTTGCATAATTAGTTCCTGTTGTTCTAAGCGATTTGATACTTTTTTCAAGTTCTTTATTTTTTAATTGTAATTGATTTAATAAATCCATCTTAACCTCCTAAAATGGAAGCATGTCATCTGTTATTTCAACTTCTTGACCAAATTCTGCATATGGATCATTCTTTTCAGCAGATGTTTCCTGCATATCTGCAGTTTGTTTTTCTTTAGATGCATTTTCTTCACTTTTTGCATCTTCTGATTTAGGTTTACTTTGTAAAAAAGTAATTTTACTTGCAATAAATGTATAATCATAATGTTTTACTTCATTTTTGTCTGTCCATACATTATTTTTTACTATTGTTTGTGTTCCAATTAAATCACCTTTTTTACAATATTTGTGAACCATTTCTGCTGTGTTGCCAAAGCAATTAACTTTAACATAAGTAGTATCATCTTTTGCATTATTAACTGCTATATTTACTTCTACAACTTGCTTCCCTGATGTAGTACATCTTAATTCCAAATCTTTTGTAATCCTTCCTACAAATATTGCTACATTATTCATAACCAATTTCCTTTCTCATCTATTTGGCCTGTTTTTAATAATTCATAATATGCATCTGAATATTCTGGATCTTCTTCATATGTTTCTTCTAAATCTTCCATTAATCCTCCTTTGGTAATGTTATAACTAATCTATCGTAGCTTTCATTTTTCACAGTAATTAACTTTTCACTTGTTTTTAAGCATTCGTTATAAATATCAGGATATTTTTCTTTTAAGTAAGCTTCATCTAGTTTTTGTTCTTCAACTTTTTCTAATATTGCTTCTTTTCCAACTGTTAATGTTATTTGAATTCCTTTATTGGTTTTCCATTTAAGTTGTTCTGCATTAGTTTCCTTTGCAAGATTTAGCATTGCAGATTTTAAATCAGATTTGAATTTGCTTTCCTCTTTTTTTAGTTTTTCAAGTTCAATCAGTTTCGCTTCAAATTCATCAACTTTTGCTAATAAATATGTTTGAGTTTCTTTTGTTTCTAATTTGCAATCATCAAAATTCATTACTTAGTTCCCTCCATTACAGTTATTGTTTTTTGTATTTGTTCAACTGTTAATTCAATATCGCTTTTTACTCCTAATTTAGTAAGTATCTTTTCGTGATCTAAGCCTTTTTCAATTTCTAGTAGTTGCATTTTTTCAAGTAGTTTTGCTTTTTCAGTTAGTTCTTCCACTTCTTGTTTTTTAAATTCTTCTGCTTCAACTTCACTATAGATTCCACTAAAAGCTAGTTTAGATTTTTTTAGTACTACCCTGTCAAAACATCTTTTAAATGCCATTGCATATGGATAAGCATTTTTACCATTAGCAGAATTAAACTCTCCAACTTCGTAAGTATCTTCATCGCAGTAGGTATAAACTAAACTTCCTGCATATCCTTCTTTGTCTAAAGTAAACTTATCAGGTTTTACTTTGTTATCTAACACTTCGTTGATTTTTAAACACCCATTGTGGCTAATAATTAATCCTGTATAGGCCATTTTACCTGTTTGAGTTCTATTCATTAATATCCAAAAATCAGCTTCTGATAATCCATATTTACCTGAATTAATCATATCTTCAGCTTTTGATTTACTTTCCATGTATTTTGGGCTTTTCCATACTGGAATCATTTCTTTTGTTTTAGTATCATATTCTTCAGTTTTTTCACCAAAGTTATAAGTTTTCTTTTCCATCAGTTTCCTTCCTTTCCTAAAAAGTATCTTTTGTATTTATTGCAATAACCATTTTTATTACTTGGCTTTTCCCATTTATCAGTTATTACATATTTGTCTTTTCTAAGCAGCATAATCGCATGTTGTAAATCAGTTATTTTATAATTGTCATAGCATTCAATTGTTGATATATTGCCATATTTAATTAAGTGTTCTAAAACAACTTCTTTCTGACTTTGTTTCATTTACATACCTCTAATTTGATATGATCTACACTTTTATCTTGCATAAGTATAAGTGGCATTTTTTCCATTGGTATATGACCATATACACCTTCATATCGATTAGTTTTTTCATTGTAGTCTAATACATCATAAAATTCATAATTTCTCGTATCAGTTTCTTTTATGTACAAATTTAAAGGTAATTTCTTTTCTATTGCTTCATTTAATTCTTGCATAAATTTCATCATATTCTTTCTGCTCCTCAGCAGTTAACTTCCTTTCTTCTATTTTTTGATTAAACCAACTAGGAACTATTGGTTCTTTTTTTGTATTTTTAAATCTGTCAAAAATAATACCTTTGTAATTACTAGCCATACATTCATCAATTAAATCAATTACGGGTTTTAATCCATAAACATCAGATGATTTTATAATTTTACTAACTAAAGCTTTAAATCCTGTTTCTTTGTAATATTCTTTTCTTTCAGTTTTATAATCTAACCATTGTGTTATTTTATCTTTTAACTGATTATTTATATTTAAATTAGAAATATAAAACTTAAAACTTAAAATACTGTTTTGTTTACTCATTTGATTTTCATTTGATTTTGATTTGATTTCTTGTTGATTATCTATTTGATTTTCTTTTGATGCACATTTTGATTTATTTTTGGATACATCTAATTGATGACTTAATGTATTAAATATTGCTTGATTATGACCATTTAGATTAGTTTTTTTATTCTTAAATACATAATCTAGTATTGCTACCGCCAATTCTTTTTTATCTTCTATTGGCATTGTATCTATCAAGTAATAATAATCGTAATAAAAGGTAAAACTATTAACTTTATTCATATGTTTTCCTTTCTCTAGTACCAATTACCCCCGAATTTGATTTTTTTCTAACTTTTTGTTATACTTTTAGTTAGAAAAATAATTATTTGTGCGATTATTTTTCTTTTTTATTGTCTAGAATTTCTTTTAACTCATCTATTGAAAAGTCTAATAATATTCCAGCAACCATAAATGAAACAAATCCAAACCATGTCCAACCAGCTGAATGCCCTAATATAGTGCTTATAGTTATTACTAAAAAGTCACTAACTACAACAGCTAAACTTACTGCAAATATGATTAGTGTCATTAAATGATCTACATTTAGTCTTCTTTTCACTTTTGTTCATCTCCTTTCTATATTCCAAATTTTTTTCTAACAAGCTTAGTTAGTGCTAAATACTTTTTTGTTTCAGGTACGAAATATCCTTTTTCTTTCATTTCATCCTGAATCTTTTTTATGTATTCAGTACACTTATTTATCCCTAAACTTGGAATAATTACTTTTAAATCTTGAGCTGACATATATTTTTGATTTAAAATTTCTTCTGTAGTTTTAATCATAAAGATTTCTCCTTTCTTTTAACGGTATAGTGGTTTTAAATTCATTCTGCATTTTTTAAGTAAGACATATAGTCTTGTTTAAGTGCATTAAAAAACTCATCACTTTCTTGAGAAGTAGCATTTAGAACTTCCAATAATTTAAATACTATTTCAAAATCATTATGAAGTAGATCATTTTCTAACGAATTGTATGATTGCCGTGACATTTTCATTAAATCAGCTACATTTTCTTGACTAATTCTTTTTTTGCCTCTTAAACCTTTAATAACATTTGTTGAGTTCATTTTCTTCCTCCTATCTGCACTAATTATATAAGACATTTAGTCTTATGTCAATACTTTTTTGACATTTTGTCTTTTTATTTTTGACATTCTGTCTTTTTTACGGTATAATAATACATAGAAAAGAGGAATTTTAATGGAAAACTATTTTTCAACAAATTTAAAATATTTAAGAAATAAATTTAATTTAACTCAAAATGAACTCGCTAATAAAATGGATAAAGATTATTCAACGATAGGAAAATGGGAACTTGGTTTAAGAAATCCTATAATGGAAGATATAATGAAACTTTCTGATATTTTTAATATAAATGTTCAAGATCTAGTTAGTAAAGACTTGAGGTTTAATAATAAATCAAATGATGAATTTGAAATACTTTTTGACAAATACAAAGATATATTAACAGATGATGACAAAGAATATATAAAATTTATATTTGAAAAAAGAAAGAAAGAAATTGAAAAGGATAATGGAGTTCAATAATGAATAATAAAAAGAATAATAATTTATGGATTTTATTGTATCTTGGAATAATATGTATCATTTTGTGTTTTGGAATAATGTTAGGAAGTTATGTAGACTGTGCTAAATATCTTAAATATTTAAATGTTTCCACAAATAAATGTATAAAATTATCATTAACTGATAGTCTCACACCTTATTTATTTTATGTTGATGGTATAGTTTTAATTGTAATATATAATAGAAAAAAATTAAGAAAAAAAGAAAAAAATGATACATCAATAATAAATAATTATGATGTTCTAAAGAAGCTTAAAGAATTGCTTGATACTAATATTATTACACAAGAAGAATTTGAAAATGAAAAAAAGAAGATTTTAAAATAATATGGTGAAATATGTTAAAAGAATTATTGAAGGGTGAAATATCACAAAAAGAAGTTTTAAATTATTATAATGCTAATATAACTATTGAAAAATTACCAAAAGGTGTAAATGGATTAGTATTTAATATTGAAGGCATATATAATATATTTATAAATAAAAATCTTTCTTATTATAAAAGAAAAAAAACTTTAATACACGAACTTGCACATATAGAATTGAATCAACTAGATCAACCTAATAAAGATTTATTTGCTTTCCATGTTCAAGAATATGAAGATATAGCCGATAAATATATTAAAGAATTATTAAATAATATAAAATAAAAAATTTCCTATTATAGGAGAAAGGTAGTAAGCTAATGAAAAATGAAATAATAAAGTCAGAAATGAATGTAAACAATAACAAAGTTGGTGTTATGAGAATTGGAAATATAGATTTTATATCATTAACGGACTTAGCGAGATATGCTAATCCTGAAGAACCTAAGGTGCCAATTCAAACTTGGATGCGAAATAAAGATGTTATTTCTTTTTTAGGATTATGGGAAAAATTAAACAACAATGATTTTAAAGGTATCGAATTTACAACCTTTGAAAACGCAGCTGGTAAAAATAGTTTTTATATGTCTCCACAACGATGGATTAATGAAACAAACGCAAAAGGGATAATCTCTAAATCTGGAAAATATGGTGGCGGAACCTATGCCCATCCTGATATTGCTCTAGAATTTGCAAGTTGGTTGTCACCTGAATTTAAACTATACTTAATTAAGGAATTTGAAAGATTAAAAACCAATGAAGCATATCAAAACCAAATTGACTGGAGCGCTAGTAGATTACTATCAAAAGCTAATTATAGATTACATACCGATGCAATCAAAAGTTCAATTATACCTGCATTAGTAACTGAAAAACAAAAGAAATTTGCGTATACTAGCGAAGCTGATTTATTAAATGTTGCAATTTTTGGAATGACAGCAAAAGAATGGAAGAAAAAAAATCCTAATTTAAAAGGCAATCAAAGAGACTATGCAGATATTCGACAATTATTGGTTTTGTGCAATATCGAAAATTATAATTCAATATTAATTAATGACAAAGTTTCACGAGCAGATAGGCTAACAAAACTAAATACTATAGCAATACAACAATTGAAAGTTTTAGAAAATGATAAAAGTTTAGAAAATCTTAAATATCAAGTTAGGCATCAACTTGAAAACAAACAAATTGATAACAAATAAAAAATCCCCTACTTGCTACCAACAAGTAAGGGTTGTCAGAGTATTATTAGTACTCTAATAGAAAACCACCATACCGTTAAATAGGAGTTTTCTAACTTCTATTATAACATAAACAATTATTAAATAATAGGAGGAAATAAAAATGGCAATATATAAAAGCAAAACACCTACCAAAGATGGTAGATCATATTACTTTATGTTATATAAAAAAGATAATATGGGAAATAACAAAAAATATATGTCAAAAAAATATAAAACTAAAATTGAAGCAAAAGAAGAAGAAGCTAAATTTATTATTAAAAGGGATAATCCATCACATACAAAATTTAAAAACATTGCTAATGAATTTTTTATTGATTTAGCCAAAATAAAAAGAGAATCTACTATCTATACTTATAAAAAGGATTATCATAATCATATAGCACCATATTTTGATGAAATTGATATTTTAGATATAAATATACCTGTTATTAAAAATTGGGCTGAAAACATAGAAAAAAATAATTTATCAGTATCATATAAAAACAAAATATACAATGTTTTAAAATTAATTATAGACTATGGTGTTAAATATTATGGTTTAACTACTAATTATGTAACTATATATGGTAGATTTAAAGAAAAAAGTGATAAAATTATAAATGAAGATAAATTAAGATATATTACATTTGAAGAATTTAATAAATTTATATCAGTAGTAGATAATAATATGTGGAAAACATTTTTTATATTTGCATATTACACTGGATGTAGAAAAGGTGAAATATTTGCACTTACCTGGAAAGATATAAATTTTAATGATAATACAATATTAATCAATAAAACACTTAATGAAGAAATAAAAGGAAAATTTTTAATAACAGCTACAAAAAATAATAAATTAAGAAAAATACAAATGAGTAAAACATTAATTAATAGTTTAAAAGAATATCAGAATATAGTAAAACAATATACCGATTATTCAGATGAATGGTTTGTATTCGGCAATAGTATTCATTTGTCTAAGACAACAGTAGATAGATATAAACACATGTATTTTGAATTATCAGGAGTAAAAGAAATAACAATGCATGAGTTTAGGCACAGTCACATTTCACTTCTAATAAACGAATATCTAAAATCTGGTCAAACTGATACAACTAAATTTTTCTTAATGATGAGTGATCGTATGGGGCATACAATAGATGTAATGCAAAAAACATATATGCATCTTTTCCCAACCGTTCAAAATGAAATTGTTGATATATTAAATAATTTATAGAAAGGAGAATTTTAGATACTAAATATATTCTAAAATTTTAAAAAACACCATATTTTAGAGTGTTGTATGGTGTCAAAAATGGCTTATTTATGGGAAATCATAGAGGACAAAAAGTATCAAATACTTTCCTGTCTTCTCGACCATATAGTATTTAAGCCAGTATTTAACTGGCTTTTTAATTTTTTAGATACTATTTAGATACTAAAAAATATAAATATGAGTAATTGTAAACATCTAAAATTGAAATTAGATAGAACATTAGAATGTAAATTAACAGGTAAAAAGATAACCTGGATTCAATGTAAAAACTGCAAATTAAGAGAATTTAAAATAAATAATTCTATAAATGCACAATATAATGTAAAAAAATGCAAAAAAAATGCAAAAATGCACAATATTTCACAAAAACAGTGCAAATTAAAACAAAGAACAGCCAAATTAAATAAACTAGAAAGAAATAGATCGAGTCTATTTACTCAAGATACATCTAAATGTATGTTTTGTGGTTCTAAACATAATCTAACATGGCATGAGATATATCCAGGAAGAAATAGGCGAAATTCAATTAAGTATAAACTATGTTTAAGAATGTGTTTAGACTGCCACGAAGAAAAACAAGAAGATATTGAATTTAATAACTATTGGAAACAAAAAGGACAATTAGCTTTTATTACTAATTATCCTGATTTAGATTTTGTAAATGTTTTTAAAAGAAATTATTTATAATTATTGTAAGTCTTTTTCCACTACTCTATCCTTATATATAGTTATAAGATAATGATCATTTACTAAATATTCAGATATATTATTATATTCAATTCTTGATACTTTAATAATATCATCTTGCCACATTGGTAAATATTTTTCTGTAAAATCTCTTACCTCTTTTTCATTTAATATATAGAACATATTAAATCCCCCTTTCAAATACAATATATCACAAATTCTTTGCAAATTTTGTCAAATGATGTCGATTAAGGCATAAAAAAAAGACTCTACTATTAGAATCATATCCCTTTAGTAGAGTTTTTATTAATGTATTAAAACATTACCTTCCTTGTATATTATATCTTTACTACATTTAGTTGTCCATCAACATTTTGTAAGCAAAACCAACAATTACCATAACTTCCCCATACTCGGCCATTACTTTCTTTAGAAATTTTAAGACATGTAATTTCAGTTCCAACTTTTAATATTGCATCGCCTGTTTTATTTACTAACAACTTTTTAGTAGCAGAATCTACATTTTTAGTTTGAACAATATTTGTCCCCATATTAGGAGTGTATCGTAAACACTTAGCATATAAAAGTTTATATGTTCCACCATCAACTAGATAATTCTTATCCGGTTTTTCTTCTTCAACTGGAACATCTTTAAGATATTTCCAATTAGCAGATTTCATATTTAAAATATTAGTATCATCCATAAAATAACAATCATCTGTATCGTACTCATTGTTAAAGCAATAAATACCATATTTATTTTTTTTAAATGTAATATCATTACTTTGTGATATTTCTATATGACAATGAACACCTGTAGCATGTCCTCTTTTACCCATGTTTCCTAGTTGAGTGCCTTGACCTACTATCATACCTACTTTGGCATTAAAACTATCATCGTGAACTGTTTCAAAAGTAGCATAGTCTATACGGCCGTTGGCAAATCTTACTTTATTTACACTTTGCCATCTTGCTTCACCATATTCAGGAAACACATTAATACATTTTACAGTACATGGTGCATAGTAAGGATATCTTATACCTGGTACTAAACCTCTTACATCATTTGCCATTGTACCATCGTGAGAATATGTTCCACCTTGCATACCACTTCCTTGAGTAATATACATATCAGTAAAAGGGCATAGAAAATCCTCTATGCCACCTCTTACACTTGTTTGACCTTTTTTCATAGATTATTCTTCTTTCTTTAAATTATGGACTGCATCATATAGTAATGTCATTATTGGCGATCCACTTGCTACAACTATTGAAATATCTCCAGTAGCAAGATAATAAACAAATCCCATACAAATAGCTACTGTTATATTTTGAAGTGGGATTTTTCTATCTTCTACCACTTTTGATTTTTTAGCAATTTTACCAAATACATAAGTTACTAACATTGTAATTAAAGTAAAAATTAATTCCATATTTTCTATTAATAATTCTTTCATACTTATTCTCCTTATAATTAAATATTTAATATATCTTGACAATGTTTTTTAGTAAGTGAATTATAACCAGCATTTAAATAAGTGTCACATGCTGATGCTCTTTCCACTAACGGAATACTATCATTCCATATAACACTTTTTAAAGCCATTTGTTGCGTTGTTTGAATTGTCTTAAGTATTTCATCATTTTTATTTAGAAGAGTGTGAACTCCTATAAATAAACTAACAACAAGGCCAATAAAAAAAGCCATAACAATGTATAGCTCTTTAAAGTCCTTAAGCTTCTGTAGTAGTTGTTTCATCTGTAGCCTCTTCTTCAATAACTTCTTGTTCAACTTCATCAGGTGTTTCTTCTACTGGTTCTTCAATAATAGGTTCTACTTGTATATTCTTTTCTTCAATTAATCGTTGTATTTCGATTAAATCTTCTTCTAAAAGAACACCTTTTTGTAGCCAATTAGCACTAGTTAATATTACCCAGTAATCTGGTTGAATACCAATTGCTTTAATTAAACCTGTTTTTACAAATTCTCTTAAACTAAACATACTATTCACCTCCAATCTCTAATAATGCATTTGTTATAGTATCAAACATAGCAGATATATCTCTTACAGCACTTGCTTTAATATTAAATGGTAAATCATTGTTTACTTGGCTTATATTAGTTTGTTCTTGATAAGATAAAGCATATTCATATATTGCATCTAATTGAGATTGTAAAGTGCTATTTAATAAAGTATATGTTGGTGTTTCTATTGGATAACAAATTATTGTATTATGATTTGATAACCAATCTTTAAAATCAGAAACTGTTGTAATTGAATCACTAGGATATAAATAAATAGTGCCATTATTTACCCACCAACAAAACATTGAACCAATTTCATTACCGCTTGATGCATATTTGAAATAATTAGAAATAGCTATAGTTCTTTGTGTTAATTGTTTTAGATTAGATATATTTTTTACTAAAAAGCGAATATAAGTTGATGTACTTTCTTGACTAATATTTTCATCTTCACTTCCATCTAATAAAACTTTATCTATTACTTTTTTTAAATACCATTTACCTTCTTCTCTTGTCGAATCATAATCAGGATCACCTACTACATTTTTAAATAATCTATCTTCATAATTTCCTGCTTTACAATATTCTAAATCTCCTAAATTTATACTAAAACTTTGTAATTTATATAATTCATAAGAGCTAGATACAATGCCTAATTCAATTTGAACGCTATCTAATATATCTTGTAATGGTATTGTATCGTATGTAGTAGTATAAACCCAAGCAATTATATATTTTGCATTTTGATTAGTAGTTATTGTTAGAGATGTTGCATTATTATCTTGTTGCACATCTTCAACACTTACACCAGTATCAGGCATTGTTTGAGTCGTTCCTATGGCAAATCTTGAACTTAATTTTTTTGAAACAGTATATGTTGTATTTGTTTTACACTTAATATATACAGATGTTGAGCTTGCAATAGAACCTACTTCATTTGTCCCTGTATTTATATTTTTACCACTTAATACCATTGTGTTTTTATCAAATAAATTTTTTCCTATAATGTTTATTTGATTATTGCCTGTTATTTTATGTATTGTTTGTGGATAATCTGGATTAGGCGATGCTATCCCTCCTGTATATGGTTCAAAGTCATCATAAGTTAACGAAGTATCACTCGTAACCATTGGTTTTAAAATTGCTTTTGTTAAAGTAACACCTTGTGCTATCGATAATGATAATTTACCAAAATTAGTAAATGTTATTATTGCACCATTTCCAGTATCTTTATCTCCCCACACACCATCATTTCTAGTTGCAATATAATAAGTTGATGCACTACCTCCTGGAGGGCAACCAATTGCTTTATATGTTCCACTTGGTATCGTTGTATCAGAAAAGAAATCAATACTTACACTATCTGTTGCTGTTCCATCTAAAGTATAAGTTCCATCTCCATTATTCGTACAGGTTATTCCATTTACGGTTGTTGTTGCAGTAGATGTGTTAAATAAATTCTTTCCTGTTGTAGTAGTTTGTTCTAATTCACTAGGGTCTAATTCCACATCCATTTTTGTGTTTGCAGTACCATTTAATGTAATATCAGTTCCCTCGCCTGTTACTTTAGGTAGGGCATTGTATACTGTTTCTAGAGTGGCTATTTTTTTGTTTTGAACAACTTGTTCTTCTTGAATTTCGCCTGCATGTTCATCAAATTCATCTATTTTATCATCAGCATTATCATTATAATCTTGTAATTTTTCTGTAGCATTTGAATTATATGAATCTAATTTATTAGTTGCATTTGTATTGAAGTCAGTTGTTTTTGAACTAGCATTTGTATTAAAATCAGTTGTCTTTGAAGTAGCATTTGTGTTAAATGCTGTAGTCTTTTCTGTAGCATTATTATCAAACGCTGTTGTTTTAGCAGTGGCATTTGAATTAAATGATGATTCTTTACTTGATGCATTAGTATTATAGTCTTGTAATTTACTTGATGCATTTGAATTATAAGCACTAAATTTTTCACTTGCATTTGTATCGAATGCTTGATATGTACTTTCGGCCGCAGATACTATTCCATTTAATGTAGAAGTAGCATCTGCAACATCTTGATCATAATCTTTTTTTAAATCTACTGCATCTTCATATATTTCATTTAATGCAGTTGTTTTTTCAGTTGCATTTTGATTAAATGCTGATGTCTTATTAGTGGCATTTGTATTAAAATCATTAGTATAGCCCTCTACATCGGCTTCAAAATTATTTATTAAAGTTTCAGCTTCTTCTTTTGAATCAATTAAGTCTTGGCGTGATTCTTCCATTAACTTTAACTCTTCTGAAACATCTGAAGCTAATTGATCAAATAAAGGTAAATATGGAACTGCAATTTTATTTTCAATATCAATCGCTCCATTTAAAACTTTTAAATAACTACTTGCTGATGATAATTTGCTATTATCCTCATATAAGCTAATTTCAAATGGATATTTTCCAGAATCATCAAATAATGAACCAATTACATATTGTTTAGTATAATCATCTAAATCGAAACTGACTACTTCATTAAATTCTTCATCATAAAGTTTATTTAATAAAGCATTATACCAAAATACATCTTCATTGGAATTTAAATATTTTATGTATGTAACACCATCTTTTTCAGTTGTTACATCAATGTGTGCCTCTAACACTAATTCATTATTTTTAATTTCACTTAAAAGAATTATTTCCCCATCAGGATTAGCCATTTCAAAGATTTTAACTCCATCTTCTCTATCAAATTCAAATAATATTTTCGTAGAGCCAAAATCACCGGCTGTTAAATTAACACCTGTTTTAATACAAGTCCTTTTAACAAAGTTTACTTTTAATTTTATTTCATTCATTTTCTTTTCTCCTTTCATAAAAAATATCAAATTCCTGATTTATTCTTTTTGCCATTTTACTCCTTTCTAGCTTACAGCTATCCACATAAATCCTTTATTAGTTACTGTTCCTGGTGTTGCTAAAAATGCTTTAAAATATGTAGTAGTGACTTCTATAACATGCCCTACAAAAGGTGTTGCTGTTCCATTTTCAGTACTTGTTAATACAACTTTTGGTGGCGATGCAAATGTCTTATTAAAATAAACTGTTGAATCCGCATTGGTTGATAATGAACATGTACCACAATCTATATTTCCTGCTATTACTCTTTTTATTTCTGTATTGCCTGTATAACCATCAGCTTTAAATATTGCATTTCCATTAGTGTCATTACATTGTAATGTATATCCATAACCTAATAATGCAGTAATTTGATTATTATTATATGTTACAACATTTCCGCCATTAATATATGTTTTAAAGCCACTAGTGCTTGATACCTCTATAGAATTTCCTGTGTTATTTGGATTACCTATAGTAACTATTTCATCATAATACTGACCTTGTACTGTTTTTTGTATTGTTCCATTAATAGTAGCATTATTACATGTAACATCACCTGTACTTGTTACTTTAAAATTTTTTGTATCAATAGTACCATCAGTTAAGGATAATTTTGTTCCACTAGTATTTGCTACATAATTAGATGATTTAATATCTCCAGTTGTAATATTAGAACCATTTATTGTTGTTGTTCCTGTACCTGCTAAATCGGTAGCTGTTACATAACCTGTAAGATTTATCTTATTAGCATTAACTATTACTGAAGAATCACTATTATTAACAGCTAGTACTATACTTGCTGCAGTTACATTTCCGCTAGAATCATCTACTCCATCTAATTTTGAGGTTACTTCGGCTTCAATGGTGGATTTTGTAGTTTCTAATCTTGTATTCGTTACATAATTATCAGTAACATTAGTAATAAAACTATTTAGTACTGCTCTAACATCTAACAACACGCATGTTTCAGAGTAATTACTTTGAGTTACCCATTCAGATTCTTTAAAACTATCTCCATCTCTAGAACAGCGACATCTCATAATCAAATCTTCATTAACCCATATATCACCTGTATCATATGGTGGAGTTGGTTCGTTATAAAAAATTCTTCTTCGATTGTCTTGAGCATCCGCTTCTGAATTAGCTATTGCTAATGATTGAGCTAATGCATCATCTTGAATCAATACCCAACTATAAGTAGTATCATATTGTAATTGATAAACATAGCCTGTTTCTCTATCGTAGTACAAATCATTAACATGTTCACTAGCATCGCTAAAAGATTTATATGGTTCATTTAATAGTGTTGGTACACCATTATAAAACCAGACTGTTGAATCAGCCTGGTTTGTATGAATTGCTGTATTTTGAATAAATTGTTTTACGATGGTGTATTGGTTTTCTATTGTTCTTGATAATGCTTTAATTGTCTGCCTATCAGTTTTTAAGTTTTCTAAGTCATATCTTCTTATTAAATCTTCGGTAGTGACCGCTCTTGGAATATCTGATATTTTCATTTTGAATATACCCTCCCATCTTTAATTGTAAATCCTAGTTGTATTAGTATTTCTTCTTTTTCTTTTTTACTTATTTTTTGTGAATTTATATATTGAATTATTTGACTGTCATATTTATTAAATGACTTATAATATTGCTTTATAAACATTGCCTTTTGAGGTATTGAAAGGTTTAAAGAATTTATATATTTAATTGTTTCCTCTTTGTCATTTGTTGTATTATTTCTTATTTTTGTTATTTCTTCTTTATATTTAGAATATTTATCATAAGAAGTTATTTGTTTTATAGTAGCATATTTTTCAGGATAATCTCTTGAATATACATATTCTTCATAAGAATCGCATTTTTTATACTGATTTACATCAAAGTCAGTCCTTTTTAATACATTATTACCCATTATATTTTTTTGCTTAGTTGTATAATTTGAGTTTGCAATATAATTTAATTTATCAGAATTCTTTGTACCAGCATTTTTTAATCCTCGATTATACTTTCTATATTCACTTGTTGTCATTCCTAAATCTTTAAGCTCTTGTATTCTATTACTACTTATTGCTTGGAATTCGCTGTTAACATAGTCTTGTGCTTGTTTACTTGAATATGAGCCAAATAATAATGCTTTTGCTTTTCCAGCTGCTGTTGTATCCGCTTCAAATCTCAAATTACCACTAGATGTATAACTTCCTGCTATTGGCAAGCTTTTATTATACATTGATATAGCATCTTTTGTTTTCTTTAATTGTCCGCCACCAAATGGCAATGCTACATAAAATAATGGCTTTTCTAATTCTTTTGTAATATTTTTAATTGCTTTATCTTTTTTACTTTCATCCCTTAAATTTAAAGCATTTTCTGTAAGTGTAGATATAGAAGGTAAAGCAGAATTAATTGGTAATCTACCGCCGCCTAATAAGCCACTAATAAATGGTGCTTCATCTGTTACATTTTTTGTAATTGAAGATATTTTATTATAATCACTTAAATCTTCTCTTTGTGCAGTTTCTACTGAATCAGCTACAATATCAATTGGACTAAATGCACTTTTTCTTCCTGTCAACTCTTCTGCCATCTTATTATATAGCCATGCACCTAAGAACATTTTGATAAATGCTCCTATTAATAGTCCCATGCCTTTATCTTTTAAATCATTTGGTAAATCTTTAAACATATATCCATATTGGTTGTTTACTTCAAGTTGAAATGCTGTAAATAACTTAGTAATTGGACTTGTACTATTGAATAATGTTGGTTTATCTCCTTGACTTCTTCCAGCCATTACATCTTTTGCAAACTCATTAGCATTATTCATAGCCTCTGATTCATTCATACCATTTTGAATATTTTCTAAGTACTTGCCTCTTACAATAACTTGTGATGAAAAGCCATCTATTGCATCAAATAGTACATTTGCTTTATCTGATACTTTTTCAAGGCCTGTCTTATATAATTTATCTGCTTGATCTATTCTGTTTGTTAAATAATCTGAATTTTCTACAAATCCATCTGAATTTATTTGATTAGCTATAGTTTGTTTCATAGCTTTCATCATATTTTTAGTAGATATTTGACTCCATGCTTGAGTTATAGGTATAAAGTTAGTTAATGCACTAGATAGATTTAAACCCACCATATTTGCGCTTACTCTTGAAGATATATTATTCATTGTATTATAAATATTTCTTCCCATTGTGAACTCTACACTTCTATCTAATCCCGATTTTTTACCAGCTAGATTATTTGTGTATTCGTGAAGATTAGTTACAAAATTACCTAAATTGTTGTTATATCCTTGTAATAGTGAATCTATTTGGTTTTGTCTTTCTTCTGTATCTAGATCATTATTATTAAATATAGCATCTAGTTTTTCTTGAACTCCCTTTTCACTATGTTGGTATCTTATTTCGTTTTCAAGCCCTCTTAATTTTTGTATATCGTTTGTATGGTATATAACTTGCATTGCACCTCGTACATAGTTATCAAAACCTTTTAATGCATTATAATCTGTTACATCTCCAGTTCTATGTTGTGCAAATGCTACCCATTTCTTACCTGGACTAAAAGTATCTGTTAAACCAGCTATATCGGTAGGTAATTTTTGGCTATTAAATTTCCAACCTAGTTTTTCAGCAAGTTTTCCTATAATATTAGTTCCATGTTCTTCAGTAAAGTGTGGAAAATATCCTTTTTTATAACCTATAGTTGAATAGCCATTTTCTTTTAATACTTCATTTACCTTTGCAAACAAATCATCATATACTTCTCTAAATGTATCTACTGCTTTATTAAGTTTCTTTTCATCTAAGTTGTTTTTATTAATGAAATTATATACTTGTTCACTTATTAATGTTGTATCTGGATTATATTTTAATTCGCCTAATAATTGAACTGCTGTTGATTCCTTTTTATTTAAATTTAGTTTTTCAATTTTTTCATTATATCTTTTTGTTTCTCTTTCAATAGTTGCATTGTTTTTACTAATTGGTGCAAAATACTCATCATATAAAATATCAGCTTCTTTGCTTGGCATTATATCTCTCAAGTTTCGTTTCATTGTGTTAATTTTTTGTTTAAATAATGGTGTGTCTTTCCAATTAGCCATATTATCAAGATATTCTGATGCAAGTTCTCTATTCTTTAAAATAGTTGCTTTTCTTCTAAATTTAATATCTTCTAGCTTTGTTTTCTTTAAATAATCTTCATAACTTAATTTGCCTGCTTTGACATCTTCTTGTAATCTATAATCTTCTATACTATCAAATATAAATTCTGCTGCATCATTTATTGTTTTATCATCTAAATAGCCTGTCTTTTCTAGATAATTGTCCATATTTGCAACATATGCTATTTCTTGTAATTGATCTGATGGGTTTTTTATATCATTTGAGAAATAACTAGGATACATTTCACTAAGTTCTTGGTAAGCTGTATCTACTGCTGAGCCATCTTTGCTGAAATTGATTTTTCCATAATTTCTTTGTCTAAAATCACTATAATCCGCAATATCCATTTTAATATTATCTGATACATTTATTTTATAATTTCGTAATAATCTTTTAATTTCTCTTACATCATCAATTCTTTCTTTATATGTTTTTTCGCTAAATCTTCTATCTATTATTTCTCTTATTTCATCTTGAGTTATATTTTTCTTAGAAGATATTTCAGATAATACTCTTTTAAATTCTTCACTTTCCTTTGATGATAATGATAATGTATTTTTCATATTTCTTGCTATTTTATTAACTGCTTTATCATCTAAAGATATATTTTCTATACCATTTAAGTAATCTTGTCTAGATGTTTTATCTTCACTTTTAATCTTAGGCAAATTTGTTTCTTTAGCTTTAGGCAATTTGATTTGTTCAAATGTTCTTTCTGCTTTATTTTGGTTTATAGGTTTTACTTTTTCTTCTATAAACTTATCCATAGCACCATTTGTGTTTTTAGAATAATTTATATCTTCATTTAAAGTTGGTTTTGTATTATTTACATCTTTTATTTGGTTGCTTTCAAATGGCATATAAGATAGTCCTCTCCATCTATATTCTGCCATACCATAACCACCATCGCCACCTTCATCAAGTATTAATCCATCATATTCTGGGTGGTTTTCTTTTAACCACTCTCTTAAATCTTCTCCTTCTAGCCAATCTATATCGTTATCTTCAAATTGTTTATAGTAATCTTGTGTTGAAGTATACGGATCATAAAACCCACTATTCCCACCTTTAATATATTCTTCAATATATATTTTTTTTGCATTGGCATCTTGCAATGTAAATGGATTTGTTATGTTTAAATATACTTCATAAGTTTTTGGAGTTGTAACTTTCTTCCCATAACTTATACTACTAGCATTTTCATTTTGATAACCATTTGCATATTCTTGGTTGTTAGAGAAATAACTACCAGGTTTAAATACTGTAAATTCTCCATTAGGTGTTCCGTGATACATAACCATTAAGTTTCCATTATCATCTCTTACTTTACTATCTTTAAAATATTCTTGTTGTTCTTTAGATAATGTTTTTCCTTTATTATCTTTTACTGAATTTACATCGATTTCTTCTATTTTATGATAATCGTTCGAATTAAATTCATCGTGATCCGAATATAATAAGTATTCATTACCGCTAATACCATTTATACTTGCTGGTTTATCATCTTTATATACAAAATTTCTATCGCCATATGTTTCAGAATTAGGATTTTCATCTATTACACTATTTGATAATTTGTTTGTAGGAACATCAATATAATATACATTTTTTCCATATTCTTTAGCCAATTCATAATTATCCGTTAGAGTATCATATCCATTTGGACTATCTAATCTACTTCTATCATAATTAGAATCATATTCATTATTTAAACCACGATATAATCTAGTATATCCTTCTTTAAGTTTAGGTAATTTATCCAAAGAAAAAGAACTATTATCTAGTTCTTTTTTGTTCTTATTTGATGTATCACTTTCTTTATTTGCTCCAATGTTGCTTGTGGATTCTTCAATAAGAAAGTCTTTAAATTTTCCAAATCCTTTTCTGATAGAATACTGTCCGAATGATAAGTCGCTACTAACGGACTCATTCCCCTCTTTATTAACATAGCCCCCACTTCTTTTTGTAGATTCGTTCTTGCTGCTAATGGTAGAATCAAATTTACCACCACCTTGACTATTATTATAATACTTATTTTCCAAATATGAAATAAATTGTTGTGGATTTACTTTTTTGTCATTCTTTGAATAATATCCTTTTAATTCGTTTGTAATATCTTTTATTCCAATTCTTCTTCTTTGTTTTTGTGTCATTGAATTTAATACTCGTACAATTTCTGCTTCCATTTCAGTAGGACTATTTCTATAAGAATTAATCTTCTCATTATACGATATATCCTTATTTCTAAAAATATCTATCGTTTTTTGTTTGTCTGGATTATTTATTTCTTGAATTAAATGTTGAACTTCATGCGATAATACATTTTCAAAATCATCTAAAGTTTTAACCTTTTTTGAATTAATAGCAACATTATTGTCTGTAGTAGTAGCTCCAACTACATTCTTTAATTCTTCTAGTTCATCTTGAGTAAAATCCAATTCATCTTTTAATTCATTTTCGAAATTGGTATATTGAACATATTTGTCTTTTAATTGTGGATATGTGTCAAGTACATCGCCATACAATTCATTACCAAATTTATATTTTTTTCCTTCTATTAATTCGGTTCCTTGTTTGACTTTTAAATCTCCAACATAATAATAATTTACACCATCACTAGAAGGAATAACACCAGTTTCTTTCCAAATAGAATTAATATCAAAACCTTGATTATACATTTCTTTAGCTTTTTTTATTCGTTTTTGTTGTTTGTCAGACACTATTCCTGTTAAATCATTTGCAATAGCATACTTAATATTTCCATCTTGTTTAATCTTACCTTCGCTTGCTTGTTTCCATGCTAGTTCCATTTTAGCTTTAACTGCTCTTAAATATGCTTTTTCATTTCCTGTTACTCTAGCAATTAGTTCATTTACTATAGCATATAACTTAGTAAAAATAGTAGGATTACTTACTGCTAATTCGTTTAAGAAATTTTGATCATTAATTAAATCGCTCAATATCATAGCAGTTGCTTCAGATTTAATCTTTTGTCCTTCTGTAGTTGTGTCATATTCATAGCTATTTGCTACATCTATTAATGCATCTGTCCATAATGAGCCACCTGTTGCTCTAGAATAATCCATAACTAAATTTTGTAATGATTGATATGCTTCAGTACCTTCTAATGCATGTGTAAGTTCGTGAGTAAGTAAATGTTGTACTGTTTGTCCACTATTTATATTAAGTTCTATAGTTTTTGTATTAGGATTAAATAAGCCATTTACTTCTTGTCCATTAGTATCAGTTACTTTATTTTTAAATAATACTTCTACACCTAATTTATTTTTAATTGCATTTGCAAATTTATATTCATCTGTTTTTGGATTAATATTATGAAATTTTGCACTTTCTTCAAATGTAACAGGTTCTATTTTAGGCATATTTACTTTATTTTGTTCGGTGTTGACTACACGATTTGTATCTTCAAATGGCAAATCTTTATTTTGTTGTTCAATCATTTCATTTGTCTTATCTAATTGTGCTTGCAATTCACTTATTTTAGTATCTAATTCAGCGATTTGTTTCTCATTAGTAGTTTTATATCTTTTTTCCTTTAATGCTTCTATTTCAGTGTCTAATGATGTTAAATCGATGTCTTGAGTTATATTTGAATTGTAATCAATATTTGCTGTTTTAATATCATTTTCATTTGATATATTGTCATCTGTTATATTACTATCCGTTTCGTTATTATTAATAGCTACTTTGTCAGAATTAAGTAAATTTTCAACTATTCTTGATTTTGTTTTACCATTTTTATCTGTATATGTTTCTTTAACATAAGTATTACTATCAAATCCGCCAATTACACCACCACTTGCTGCTCCTACAAACGCAGAATATAATGCATCTTTTAATACATCAGGATCAAGTATTGTATTACCTACTGTATTTAATAATTCTTTGTTTTCTAAAAGCACACTTTTATAAATATTATCCAAGTATTCTTGAACAAATTCTTCTGAACCTTCTGATATAGCATTTGCTATTATATTTGCTATTCTAGGATGATTTTTTAACATTGTTTCAGTCAATTTAGCAGATATACCTTTTGCTGTATCTGATGTTCCTATACCAATTGCTCCACCAATACCACCTAATATTTTTTCAGTAATTGCTTCTGTTGCAGTGCTTATCATTGCATAATCAAATGCTTTGTCTTTTCCATATCCTTGTTGAATAGTATTGTTATAATTGTCTGCAAATATGTCAGCAAAATAAACAGCTGTTCCTATTGAACCACCAGCCCATGGTGTAACAGCATTAATTAGTGTTGCTCCACCAATTTTTCCTAAGTTGTAAGTTATATCTGCATATACTTTTCCAAATTTACTATTATATTCAGATGAGGCTTTATCAAATAACTTTTCAGCATAATTTCTTATCCTATATTCATCGCCATTTTCATTTTTTAATTTATACTTTGATGGCAATAATGATCCTACACCTGCTGCTATCGGTAAGAATACTTTATCAATTTTACTGATTTTTTTATTATCTGCTTTTACATCAGAATAATAATCTTCTGCTTCTGCACTTTTATTATATTGAATAGCAATATCATTATTTAAGTTTTGCATTTTAGGAGTACTAGCTACATTCTTATATTTCTCAACAGTTGGCATTGCAGTTTCAACAGGAAGATTTTTATTAGAAGAAAGATTTGCATTTGATGGTTGAACAGTATATTTAGGTAAATTAATATTTTTATTTAAATTAGTAGAAATATTAGTTCCTGCAGCATTATATAAATTTTGTCTTTTGTTTTCCAATTGTTTTAATTGGCTTTCTTGATATTTATATAATTCTTTTGCAGTTTTATTGCTAACTGAATTATACTTTGTTTTTGTTACAACTCTTCCTATTTCATTGGAAGAATTAGTTGCTTGTCCTAATCCTCCTTTGATTACTATTGCCATAATTTCCTCCTATTTTTTTGCTTGATATTGTTTTAATATTTTTGATGATAATGTTCCATTATATGGTACATATCTATTTTGTTTTCCATCCCATACAACTAATTGGCAGGTTCTACCATTGTCATATATCCATATATTCTTATTATTTTCATTTACTGATCCAGATTTTTTTAATTGTATACCACTAATATTATTTGGTTGGTATCCTGTTCCATTACCGGTATTGAAAACGCCATATTTTGCATCTTCATTTATTGTTCCTGTACTTGGATTAGCAATTATCGTATATCCATTACCTGCTTTTTGGTTTTCATAATCTACTCCACTAACAACATCATCCAAAACATATGAATTATTAGATGAGCTACTTGATGAACTACTACTACCTCCCGAATAATATTTAGCATTTGCAGCTGCTTGGCTTAATGCATACTCTTTTTCCCAATTTGCCTGTTCTTGAGCTGCTGCTTTTTCATTTTGAATATTCGTATATTCTGTTTGATAGCGGTTATAGTATGAGTCATCTAGATTTTGATTATTTTGTAGTTGATTTATAGTTAAATTTGATTTATTTGAATAGAAACTATCCGCAAATGATATTTGTTGTTGTAATTTTGCAAGAGCATTTTGGGCTTTTTGAACATCATTATTTGCTCTAGCTTCATTTATTTGATTATCATAATCCACAAATGCAGATTGTAATACTTTATTTGCTGAAGATAGTCTATTTTGATATGTAGTATATGCTCCTAAATTTTCTTTTGTATATACACCTGAATTAAGTAATCCATTTTGAACTAAATTCTCGTTTTGATAGCCATAAGGATTAATATAATTCATATAATCATTTCTTGCTTTTCTTTCTTCAGTTTCTTTATTCTTTTGAGCTTCTTGTTTTTGCTTTTCAATTTGTTCTTCATTAAATTTTAATTGTTTATCTAAAATATCGTTTTGTGTAGTTTCGTATTGATTTATTAAATCGTTCTTCAAATTATAATTTGTTTCGTTTTCTTTAATTAAATCATTATAGATACTGTTATTTTGATTTATTGCATTTTGTCTTTCTTGCTCTATTTTGGCAAGTCTTTCATCATACATACTTTATTCCTCCTTTACCTTTTTACATATCCAGCTACAAATCCTTGCAATGTGCAAGAAAAAAGTCCAAATGGTTTATTTGAACTGAATTTTATTTGTATATCCTTAAATTTTTTATCTTTAATGCGATATGCAATATAGCCTTTATCATCTGAAAATACTTTCTTTTGTTTTAATGTCCCATCCACTATCGTATCAACATGGATGCTATCATTGCTCATTTTCTTAACTTCAGCAACATTTCCTCGCTTATTTGTTGTTTTACGATAACTAGGATAGCCAAAATCATCTTTTGGAGTAGTCCATACACTTTCAATATCTACTCCATTATCTTTAGTACCATAAAATTTAAATAATTGACCTGTAGCATTTCCTAAATATAATGTTCCGCGGTACTCTTTGATAAATGTTATATTGTTTGGTAATTCAAAATAAAACCACTCATATTCGATATCATTAGTATTATTTTGAAACCTTTTTCTACTATCTGCTAAATAAATATGTGAATCAATTAAACACATTAAATATCCATTATATTCAGCTAATTTAACACTTTCATAGTTTGTTTCGTGTATCATTTTACCATCAACTAAACTGGATCTATGTTGAAGCAATTGTTCACTATACATTGCATTACTTGATATTCCTTCTAAACCTTTATTTGAAAAGAATACTATGTCATCATTAAAATTAATTCCTGTTGATACACATCCTAAGCTTATTGAGCCGTTAACACTAGGATAAATCTTATCGTATGAGCCATTTAATGTAGGTGTAAGATAATATACACTACTAGAATTTTGATTTATCTCTTTTATAACCCATAAAACATTATTTCCTGGTATTATTGCTTTTATATTTGATAAATCTATACCTGTTTCATAATGAGCATTTACTCTTACATATCTTGGATCATCCATTTCACAATGAAACACTGAATTAGGATAATTGGAATTCCCACTAAAAAAAATTCTATTATCAAATTCACATACTAAAGTACAGTTTAAAATTCTATTCTTAAATCCTGTTTCAGTTTTTGAATAAGTTATTACAACATCGCTATCTTTTGCTGGTGCATTATCAAATGTTACAACTCCAGTAGTTCTGTTAACTGATAGTCCTGAACCTTCAATTATTTCAGTTGTTGTTTGATTAACTGTAATATTAGCATGAATTAAATATGTTGTTGAAGCATCTAGATTTTCAGAATCCAAATGATAATCTGTACTAACTCCATCACCTATAAATAAGTTTTTACGATAATTAGATAGTAAATTTACTTCTTGATAAACATAGTCAGTATCTACACCCTCTGTTATATCAGTTCCACCATCAGGAGTTCTCCAATAAGTTGTTGCTGGTATAGTTCCTTCTACTGCTTTTAAAGTTGTCCCATTATACTCTAAATAGTTAATTCCATCAATAATAAATAAAGTATTTTGAAATATAAAGCTTTTACTTTCTACAACATTCATTGCAGAAAATAATTCAGTTGTTGTTGCTGGGCTATTTGGATAGTTAGTCCACTTTAATAGTTTTGTTCCTACATGAACTAAAACATGTGTAGTATTATTTATAGTCAAGAAAAAAAGACCTAGAATTTTATTACTAAATGTATTCAGTAATGTCATCCCAGGTCTAGTTTCTATACACTCGCTATCTTTATAATTTTTCCACATATTTAATGCTAGCGGACTTCTAGTAGCAGCAACATCATTATTAGAAAAATCTACACCTCTAAAATTACCATATTTTCTTGTAATTAAATCTGTTAAACTTGCCATTATATTTCATACCCTCCCGCTATTTGAATTGAAGGTTTTTGTCCATAAGCAACTAATGTATTCTTCATTTCATTATATCTTTCATAAAAATATCTACCATAATTACTTATCATATCCATTTTTAAAAGGTCTGCTGCTATTCCATATGGTGCAATTTCTAATAGATCATTATCTAATTCAAATTCGTATGTTTTATCATAATTTGCACTAGCAGTATCATCTGCAAAAGTTAATTTCATTAATTCAGGATATTTATAATAATATACTTTGAATGTTCCAGAATAATCATCAGGTAATACTATAGTTTCGGAATTTGGCATATCATATTCAATATCTTTATCGAATTTGATGTTATTTATTTGATATAAATCATCAATATAGTTTTTTAGATTGATTTCTCGATCATCTGTTTCAGCAATTT